CAATCGGTAAATGGGAGGTTAAAACAATAAAAGAATTTTCATAATTTTCTCTTATATGTTTTAATATTTTTATGAAATGGTTTTTCTTGTCTTCTGAATTTACATAAGATGTAAGTAAAAATGCTCTATCAGGAAATTGTTTTATTTCTCCAAATTGATTGGATATTGTTTGGCGGTCCATTTCATTCTACCAATGTAACTTTCTTATCATATTTAAATAAAGCTTGAACTTTATACTCATGCCAATCAAGTCTTCTTTTTTCTTTTTGATTTTTTCTTAGGAGTTTCTTCATCCTCTTTATTAACAAACCGTCCTTGAGCATTTCTAACAGGTTTGGGTTTGGGTTGCCGAACAAACTCCGGATATGCGAGGTGACAGACCTCATGAGTTATATTCTTATATTTTTTATGTAAAGTTCTATCTTTCATGTGTGTTAAATCATCAGCCTCATCTGCATGAAGTGAATTTAGCATTTCAATCCACAAGGTCTCTCTTTTTAAATCTGAAAGGTTAGGATTACCTCCTTCAATAAAAAGATATAATCTGCGAACCTCATAATTTAATGATGCATCGTCAAAAGTAGGCGGTTTATCATCACCTTCTAAAAAATTTGGTCTACCATCTGGTAAAAGAAATTTTATATCAGTATCAAAATTAAGACGAATCAATTCTTGTATGGCTCTTGTGCCATTTTCTCTAAGAAATTGAGCTCTCATATTTTTATCTTCAATATTATTCGCTATGGTGAATATTTCAGATGTCATTTTAGATGGCATTTTTATCTCCTAAAACTCATTTATATGTTCCATTAAATTTTTTAACTTATGTTTTACAAAATAATTAAATAGTTTTGCTCTTCCCACAGGTTCTATTGTTTCAAAAGTATTCACAATATTGTCAAATAACCAATCAGGCATTTTTTCTAAATCAATCAACATTTCATTTCTACGAAAATTTCTTAGCATTTCTTTTTCACAAAAAACATCAGGTTCTAATTCAGTCCAAACACTAAGTTTTTTAGTAGATAATGGTTTTTGTCTCTTTTCAGTAACAAAAGTATCATCGTCAGAAAGAAAGTTAGGTATACCATCACTGGTATCACCTTTCATAATATGTTCTTTCAAAAAAGAAACTGGTTTTTTATTATCGATAAAAGTTTTTTTCAAAGGAGAATACTGTTTCACATTCTCATATTTTTGCAATTGCTGAAAATCTTTATCACTTGATAATATTAAAAGAGGTTCAGCCTCATCGTATACACCATTTAATTTTTTATTTCTATTAGTATGTATAACTAATGCCCCTATGATATCATCAGCCTCAGCTCTATCAATATACATTACTCTATAAGGAAAATTTATTTCTAGTTCTTCTCTTATCAGATGTAAAATACGAAACAATTCAGACCAATCAAAATCAGATTTATCTCTGGTTGTTTTTCTAGAGGCTTTGTAATGTTCAAATATTTCTCTACGCCAATTATTAGAAGCATCACAACAAATAACCATGTCACCAAACTCTTTATTAAACTTTTGATAATACATTCGTATTGTGTTTAGAACCAAATGTCGAATATAACCTTCTGACATTTCATTACTGTTTTTCATTACACTAGCAATAACGATTTGGGAATAATCAAGTAATATCATAATAATTTATTTTTTAAGGGTTTTTCTTTTAACGGAACCTATTCCTTTTAAATCTATATTGAATGAAATAGAAATTCTTCTTTCGCCTTTATTCAGATGAAATGTTTCAACACCATGCATTACATCAGACCTAAAGAGTAGTGCATCGCCATTCACTATAGGAACTTTTGTTTTACGTTCACCAAATACCATATTGTCGCAAACAAAATCAAAATATTTTTGATATTCATGGTCTGGGTCATAAAAAGTTAAAGAATCGTTTTTTATTGTTTCATAATAATATACGCCAGAAAATATACTATTTTTATGCAAATGAAATCTATGTTTATTTTCTTTTTTATTATGAATATTAATCCATATCAAAGAAATTTTAAATTCATAATATTTTATTCTCTGAAAAAATAAAAATTCCTCTATAGAATCTCTAATAAAATCGGAGAACTCTTTAGGTAATTCTTTGAATTCAAAATCTAATGATTTAGGATAAAATATATCTGGTTCTTTATCAATCCATACATCCGTTTTTCGGTTCACAAAAGAATTTAAAATTTCATTCTGTTCATAATGAGTTTGAAAAATCTGTATAGGTAAAACATCTATGGATTTCATGCATTCATATTTTTACGAAAATTCACATCTGTCATTGAAATTGAAGGGTCAAATGTTTCAGGTTCAGTGAAAGTTTCTACTGTGACTGTACCATTTTCCATCTCTTTAGTCCACTCTTTACGAATGTCAGGATACCAAACACCAACTGTACGCTTTGGTGTACCATCAGCATTATATGCCATTGCAGTACAAGTCCACATTGTACGTTCATTCTCTTTTGCACCCATGAATTGAGCAATCCAATCACCAGTCTTGAGATAATGCTCCATTTGTCTCACGTATGCCTTTTTAGACTCTGACATCGCCATTTCACGTTGTTGAATCTGTGGTGCGATGCCACGACCACGAGCATTCTTTGCATGAGCCGCCGCATCTTCTTTGGCTTCTTTAATCCATTCTTTGACGTTCTTCATAGAAAGTTTGTCAATCTCTGGTTTTGCAAGAACTGTAGGGTGAATATTTTTATATTCAGCAGGTTTGCGTTTCTTACGCATTTCGACCATACGTTCTCGTAATGCTTCACGTTGTTCTTCTGTGATATTACGAGTACGTTTTTTCTTAGGACGATGTTGGTCTTTAGTATTTTTTGGTCGACCTGCTTTTCGTTTAGGCATTTTCGATTTCATATTTAAGATTATCTAAAAAATCAACCCATTGGTTGATACGTTTGTCCCAACTATAATGAGTATACGAATATTCTTGTGCATTGTCAAGATTTTTCTGGGTTTCTTTAGACCAATAATCGTCCATAACATCTTCAAGCATATCTGCGAATTTTTCAGCATGTTCTATCTTGTCTTCTGAATAAGGATAGATATATCCATATTCACCACATGTCTCTGGTAATGCACCCCAATTAGATGTAACTACGGCACAATGAGCAGACATTGCTTCCATAGCTACTCTACATGAAGTTTCTTGCCACGTTGATGGATACGCCAATATATGCATGTTTGTCCAATGTTGTCTCAACTCATCATATGGAACTGAACCATAATATGTAATTCTTTTGTCTGATTTACATTTATCGAATAAAGGCTCAAAAGGTTCATCGTTTTGGTCCCATCCATAAATCTTGAAACTTGAGAATACATGAAGATGAAAATCCGTGCGTTCTAGCATATCAAGTGCGGTCAATAATACGTCAAGACCTCTTTGCGGTGTTGAGCAATACATTAGTTGTAATGTATCTGTTTTTGTTTTCTGATGTTTTGCTACGGGCTCAATAGCATTTTTTAATACTACACCTTTTGAATAAGGAATATTTAACAAAGTGTTAAATTGTTGTTGTTGCCAATGACTGACAAAAACCAATTTTTCAAATTCGTTTATTCCGCCTGCTTTAGTAAGGAAAGAATGAGCCGGGTCAAGGGCTAAATCATGTACCCAATATAGTCTTGGTTTATCTTCCAGCTCATCTAATCTAGAAATTACATATTGAAAATAATCTTTATGTTCATCAGAAAGTCTTTTAAATAACTCCATGGTCATCAATTCAGTTCCACCCATGGAGTTTTCAGCCATATTACCTGGTTTATGTTGTGGTATGTCCACGTCACCTTTTTTCATAATACTCCAATTATAAGTTTTTCATAAAACCTTTTCTTGCATAAAATATATGTGTATCTATCTGTACCGTTTTTTGTGTTTTGTCTGAGACCGCCCATCTCGGGGAATCAATATAATCGGCATGATAGTATAATGCTCCGTCTGTTATATCCTTTATAATTTCTTTATTATCGTAGA